GCACGGTGGACGGCACGTCAGTCGCGGGCATGGTGCTCGCGCAGTTCAGCATCGCCAACAGGGTCACGCTCTCGACGGCCGAGGCGGCCTCCGTCGGACTCATCACGACATCGGGCAGCGTCACAGTCACCTCGCCCGTCACCGCCACCGGCGACGTGACCATCATACAGGGCGACACGTACTCGGCATCCGAGGTAGCCTGGACGGACAGCGGCAACACCTGGCCGGCGGACCTCGACACGGCGACCTCCATACTCTGCTGCATCGCCGACGAGGCCGAACTCGCCTGCACCTACGCGGCAGACACCATCACCCTCGATGCGCTCTCCTGCGTTGAAACGGCCGCCCTGGCGGCTGGCCGTTATCCATATTGGCTGGAGGCGCAGTGGGACGGCGACCCGGACACGATCAAGACCATCGGCAGAGGCACGTTCAGCATCACACATGAGCGGCCGGAGGTGACAGCGTAGTGCAGCTCCCGACAGACCCTAAAGCCACCTGGCCGCCCCCGGCGCACAAGACCGCCTACACCGACTACACGCTTCGCGCAGCCTGGTACGGCGGCGACATGGAGGCGCTCGCGAACCTCTATGCGGCGCATCTTGCCAACCCGTTCGACCGGCGCTCGGCCTTCTGGGCCGAGCAGACCCGCGGCGAGCGCAGGACGCTGGTGCATGTGCCCATAGCGGGCGACCTCGCGGCAGTGTCTGCCAACCTGCTGTTTGGTGAGCAGCCCGCCATCACGTGCGAGGACGCGGCCGCGCAGGAACGGCTGGACGCCATACTCGCGGAGTCACAGGCATACAACACGCTCGTAGAGGCGGCGGACGCGGCCAGCGGCATGGGCGGCGTGTTCCTCAAAGTCAACTGGGACGCGGCGCTGGCGCCGTACCCGATCCTTTCGATAGCACAGGCGGACGCGGCCCTGCCGGAGTTCAGGCACGGCATCCTCGTGGCCTGCACGTTCTGGCGCGTGCTGCAGGACGACGGACAGACGGTCTGGCGCATCCTCGAGCATCACGAGCCCGGCAGCATCGAGACGGCGCTCTACCGGGGCAGCCCGGACAGCATCGGCATCCGCACGGCACTGACTGAGCGGGTGGAGACGGCGGACATCGTGCCGTTCTTACGCACGGGCATAGACGGGCTTCTCTGCCGCTACATCCCGAACCTGCGGCCGAACAGGCGGCGGCGCGGCTCAGAGCTCGGCAGGGCGGACACCGACGGCTGCGAGTCGCTGATGGACTCGCTCGACGAGGTGTATACGAGCTGGCTCAGAGACATCCGGCTCGGCAGAGGTCGCGTCATCGTGCCGGAGGAGTTTCTACAGTTTGACGCCACCACGGGCACGCCGTACTTCGACAGCAACCGCGAGGCGTTCGTGACGATCAACACGCCGCTTGGCGAGGGCGCGACGGCACAGCAGATCACGGTGCAGCAGTTCAGCATCCGCTCGGCTGAGCATCTGGCGACGACGCAGGAGCTGGTGACGCGCATCGTGACGAGTGCGGGCTACTCGCCGCAGACGTTCGGCCTGCAGGTGCAGGGCGCGGCGGAGTCGGGCACGGCGCTGCGGATGCGAGAGACGCGGACCTACCAGACCACGGCGGCGAAGGCGCAATACTGGCGCGACTCGCTGGCGGACCTGTGCGAGATGCTGCTGCAGGTGGACAGGCTGCACCTGGGCGGCAGGGCGCAGCCGGAGAAGCCGAACGTCGAGATGCAGGACGGCATCGTTCAGAGCGCGCAGGAACTGGCGCAGACGGTGGCGCTGATGCAACAGGCGCAGGCGGCCTCGACAGACACGCGGGTGCGGATGATGCACCCCGACTGGGGCGAAGAGCAGGTCGGCGCTGAGGTTCAGCGCATCAACGACGAGCAGGGGCTGACGCTGCCGAACCCGTACGAACTCGGCGAGGCGTAGGCCGTGGCCGTCAAACAGGCGGCAGACCTGGCCGACGCGTACGCCGACCGCATCCAGGCGATCTACGACCGGGCGCTGTTGACCATCATCGAGGAGATGCGGGCGATCCTGCTGAGCGGCGCGGGCATCAGCGACCCGGAGTGGGCGCGCGCGAAGGGCGCGCAGATCGCGACTCTGCGCAACTGGCTGAGGGGGCAGAAGATGCTCGACGACGTTCCGGCGGAGTTGAGGGCGGCAGTCGAGCAGGGCTACATCGAGGGCGGCAAAGCGGCGGCGGCCGACCTGAAGGCGGCGCATCTGGCGGCGCCCGCGGTGGAGCCGTACCGGGCGGGGGCGCGCATCAAGAGTTTCGCAACGGAGCTGACGGGGCTCGTGACCTCGACGCATGGGGCCATACTCCGGCAGTCGGTGGATGCGTTTCGCAACGTTATAGCCGCAGGCGTGGGCGACATCCTGACGGGCACGACGACCGGGCAGAGCGCCGTGCAGCGGGCGCTGAACGAGTTTGCCGACCGGGGCATCAGCGGCTTCGTGGACTCGGCAGGCAAAAAGTGGACGCTCGACAGTTACGCGACGATGGCGGTCAGAACCGGCGTGATGAAGGCGTCCACGGCGGGCAAGGCCGACCGGTTCGAGGCGAGCGGGTACGACCTGGTGATAGTCAGCGACCATGCCGAGTCCTGCCCGGACTGCAACGAGTGGGAAGGCCGGGTGCTGTCTTTGACGGGCAAGACGCCGGGCTACCCGACGCTGGCGGAGGCTGAGGCGGCGGATCTGTTTCACCCGAACTGCAGGCACGAGATCAACCTTTACACGCCGGGACTGACGCGGCCGTCAGCGCCGCAGGGCGGCAAGACGCCGGAGGCCGAGGCGGCGCTCTACAAGGAGCGGATGGAGCAGCGGCGGCTCGAACGCGGCGTGCGGCAGTGGAAGCGGCGGGCAACGGCGGCGCTCGATGACGCCGAGAAGGCAAAGGCGCAGGCGAAGGTGCAGTCGTGGACAGGGCGGCTGAAAGGTCACATCGAGGACGTGAACAAGCGGCGCGCGGAGGCGGGCGAACCGGCTACGAAGCGGATGCGATACCGCGAGACGCCGATGAGTGGCAAGCCTAAGGGCTGAAGATTTGCTCGATTTACGGGCAGGCCGACGGGCCTAAAACGGAGACGGCCGACGGGCCTATAAACGGGAGAACAACAGATGGCAGACACACAGCAGCAGACTGCGGACGCGGCGCAGCAGGACATTACCGCGGCGGATCAGCCGATAGCACCGGCTGAGACAACGGGCACGGCAGAGGCGGGCGCTCAGGGCAAGCGGCTCGAGCTGACGCAGGACGAGCTGGACAGGCTCATCGCGCGGCGTCTCAAGCGGGCGGAGCAGGAGTGGGCGCAAAAGGCCGACGCTGAGAAGAAACAGGCGGAGATGACTGAGAGCGAGAAGCTCCAGGCTGCCGCCCGTGCTGCTGAGGAGCGCGCGGCGCAGGCCGCACAGCAGGCCAACGCTCGGATCGTAAGAGCCGAGATGCGGGTCGCGCTGGCGGCGGCGGGCGTCAACGCGCAGAAACTCGACAGGGCCGTGAGGCTGGTGGACCTCGACAGCATCGAGGTGCTGGAGACGGGGGAGCCGGATGCGAAGGCGATCACGGCACAGGTGCAGTCGCTGCTGCAGGAGTGGCCGGAGCTTACCGGCCAGACCTCGAAAAGCGGCGGCGGCGAGTTCGGCGGCGGCAACGCCGGCGAGCCGCCCATCACCGAAGAACTGATCGAGAAGATGGACACGGCAACGCTGAAGAGACGGATGCCGGAGATCGAACGATTCTACAAATTGAGGAGATAAAACGCTATGAGCGTTAGCAACTTCATACCCGAGCTGTGGTCTAAGCGGATCAACCAGAAGCTGCGCAAGAGCCTCGTTTTCGGCTCGGTGGTCAACACCGACTACGAGGGCGAGATCGGCAGCGGCGGCGATACCGTGAAGATCAACTCGATCGGGGACGTAACCATCGGCAACTACGTGCCGAACAGCACCAGCATCACGCCGGAGCAGCTGAACGACTACCAGACCACACTGCTGATCGACCAGAAAAAGTACTTCGCGTTCAAAGTCGACGACGTGGATAAGGCGCAGGTCAATGCCAATGTGATGGACGAGGCGATGCAGTCCGCGGCCTGGGGGCTGAAGAACGCGGCGGACGAGTCCATCGCCGCGCTCTACACG